ACGAATGGTTATCGCCGTTCTATTCGAATGACGCGCGAGGTGATGATAGATCAACCTGCTGTATTCCATGCGGAGATCGAGTATAGTTATTCACTATCCTCTTTCCAGAACGAGCATGCTCGTCTTCTGACGCTTCTAGATTATCTCGGGGTTAACCTTAACCCTATGATCATCTGGAATGCGATCCCCTGGTCTTTCGTTGTCGACTGGTTCATCGGTGTAAACCGATGGCTAGACGGGCGAAAGATACTCAACATGGAACCTGTAGTCGCCATATCAAGGTACCTGTGGAGCGTGAAGACTAAAAGACGTATCCGTACTAGTTTTGATACTAGTACGAACGACCCCTTGTCTCCACCTCTTAACAGAACGTGGTTGCCGGATCTTTACGAAGAGACTTATCGTCGCGACGTGAGGCTTCCGACCGCCACAGACTCCTTTTTTGGGAGTAGTCTAAGTTCAACTGAACTTACGCTTGGCGGGGCCCTGGTTTTTGCCAGACGCCGCCGCCAAAACACCCGCATGCGTGGTTAATGCATGCACAGAGGTAATCGAGCTCTTTAATTCTCGATGTTCTAAACAAACTGTATGCCCATTCCTACAAACCTAACAACCAATGAAGTAAAAGACTCAGTTGGCACTGAAGTTGAATTTAATCAACTCAGTGTCTCTGGCCGTTCCCGCGCGTTTCTTAAAGTTAACGAAACGCCCGGTTTACCCCATCGCTTAACCATTTCTCATCAAGAGAGTGGAAGCGGTACAAGCAAACGCCGTAGGTCCGTGGTGAGAGTTGATCTCTCTGTCACGGGTTCCTATGACGCGACCAAGATCGAAAAGGTGTCATTCTACATCGTCGGCGATATTCCCATTGGGAATATGTCGGCGGTTACGAATGCCCAAGTCGCCTTGGCGAATTTGCTGTCGTTTTGTGCCTCTCAAGGCGCATCGACAACAATATTGTACGACTGTTCGGGTTACGGCGCGGGTGCATTAATTAGCGGGAGTCTTTGATGACTTCCGCAGTACTTTTAGCTTCTTTACTAGTCTGGCTTTCTCCATTGGGGATAATACCCCAGTGGTTTCTGTCCATTCTATGCAGAGCTGGTACGGATCATCCTTTACCAGTGGGTGTACCCTTATGGGTACAACATATGATGAGGATTCTGATCCGGTTAATGCATCTCTTCTTAGGGAGGGATTAGTCCCTTCCTGCTTTTCTTCCGTCAGCGGACAATACGTTTTGCAACGTACTTTGAGCCCGGAATAAGAGCTCCATCTTAGGCACCATTCGTCCAGATCACTTTTAAGTGTCCGCCGGAATAATATTCCGTTGGCCTTATTGTGGTCGTGGTGCATGGTGACTAGGAGGTGCAGTTGAGACAAGTGATTTAGTTTATTTGTTTTCATCTGTATTCGTTGGGTTAGCTGAAGAGTGGTTGTGGGCAGACTCTAGGAGGATTACCGTAATGGTACCCAATAAGAGCCTAGATAAGTTTGAACTTATCGCCACACTGCTCTTTAGCGCTCATAAGCGTTATGGAGCTGTGTTCAACACAAAGCAACTTCGACTCACGACGCAAGTCGTGCGAAGACGTTGTCTTACAGAAGGAGATGGTTTTCTTACGAAAACCCTTCCCCGCCTTTGTAAGCACCTTGATCAGGCGCTTACTGGAACGATAAAACTGAACCCTACTTCTTGTGGTTTCACAACCATTCGAGGTAGTGAGCTTCCGAGGTTTCTCGGTGAGCTCTTCAGTCTAATATTCCAAAAAGACGGTTTACTCCTTCCCGATCCAGACGCGAATTGCGTCCGAGTTATACGTGGCATACTCTTATGTTTTTATAAGTATGAGCTACCGTATACAGACATCCAAGAACAAACAGTCATCGAAGCCTTTAAACAGGCCGAGATTGATTTGTTACAGTTGGATACCCTTTTTGCAGAGTTGCAGGATCGGTACCCTATTTACTGCTATGACACCGTCGTAAGGCGAAAGCCTTATGGTCTAAATGACCACCCTCCATCACTGGAGACGATGATGTTAAAAACAGTACGCGGTGCACGTCGGGCTCTTAACGAGCTCTTCATGCATTTTGACCCATCTGACATTCGACCCAGGCACGGACCCGGCGCAGTTGCTACAAAGCAGCGGCTATGGGATAAGTTCCTTTGGACGAATGTCTCCAAGTCA